TTCTGCAACCTTATCTCCTATTTTATGAAAAGAATTTAGAGCAGACTCTCTGTTTCCAATCTTTAGACCATGACCCAGGCAAGCCTCTTCTACTTTTTCAAATAAAGAAATAAATTTTTGTTCTTCTTCTTCCGCGTACGCGTCTAAAGAATCTAAGGAATCTTCTAAACTGTTATTATTTTGTTTGTTATCATACAGTTGATTAGAATCAGGGTTAGAATAAGGTATAGTGTTTTCATTTGAGCAACTCGAGTTGTCGATTGAGCAATCCGATTTGTCATTTGAGCAACCCGATTTATCGATTGAGCAATCACTAGATTCCACCTCAAATGAACATTCAAATAGACGATGAGTCTTTTCAGTAATTGAATACCATTTTGTTTTATCAAAAGAAAGTTTATTAAAATTACCAGTTACAATCCATCCGCCTTTAACTAATCGATCGATCGCACCTCTAATGGCACCGCCTTTTAAATACGGAAAAATCTTTTCAATAGACTCTATCGTATTATGAGACCATGGAAATGGATGTTCTCCTTTTAATCTTTCCGCTTTACCGGAATTGTTTTCATGCCAGTACCAGAAGTGCTGTAGAATAATAGCTTCATTGAGTCCAATCAATGTTGCTAGCTTTACATTAAAGTTGTGAGCGTTTACTTTCATAATTATTTGCCGTTTGTTTTAGATATTATACTATTATTTATCTAAGTAGGTTTTGCAAAAACCCATGTGCTTATTTATGTATAAGAAGTTAGATGAGAGATTTTGCAGCAACTGCTCTTATAAATAAACAAAAGACACAAACACAATGGCAACAACCCTTAATTTACCAGACAGGACATGGTACCTTTACGAATTAGTCAACCCTTTAGGAAAGGTAGAATACGTCGGAGTAACCTATCGTCCACAGTATCGTTTGCGACAACATGTTCAGATTAGACCAAATGCGAAAAAGATTGGAGGCTATGGAATGTTTTATGGTCGAGAGGACTTAACTTTGGCAATTGTTCATGGATACGAAGATCGTAAGGAGGCTCTAAGAGCAGAGGCTCAACTTAAAACCTATTACGGATTAGAACTCGGAGAGCTTGCAGGTCTTAAAGCCGTAGACAAACAGAAAGCCGGTAGAGCCGGTGCAGCTGCTCAGCTTAAAACAGGTAGAATCCAAGATATGGGAAGAGCCTCAATGGCCAAAATACATACATGTCCTCACTGTGATAAGCAGATTAAAGGCGCAGTATACGGAACGTGGCATGGTGCCAACTGTAAACATAACCCATTACGCAATGGCTAGAAGAAAAGTAGTCCAAGAGATCGATCCAATTCTTCTCTTTGCAATTGAGAATAAGAATTATTTTGCTTGGCCGCTCGATGTCAAACAAGAGGCTTGCAATAGACTAGCGATCTGGTTAACTAATCTTAGTTTTGCTGGACACTACTCTCGACAAGATCTAATTGACCTACAGATTAGGGAGGCCGAACAAGAAGAGGAATACGAATACATACAGTTTGTCAAAGACGTGGAAACCTTTTTCAATACGAAAAATTGGCAACACTTGAATGACGGTAAATGAAACCATTGAATTTGAATATCCTGAACTTATTAAAGCCGCTAAAAAGATTAGCGGAGGTCATCAATTACACATGGATCTGCTACACTATGCTATCGAGGAACTATATAATAAACCGAACATGGTAGATATTGTCAACTCAGGAGGTCTTCGATTCTATCTAGTGCGGATCATGATGACACAATGGCGTAGTCGCACAGGTCCTTTTTTCAAACAGTTTGGCGATCATTACAATAAGGAACTACACGATAATATCATGGAACCGGAAGAGGAGAACCACTTAGATACAAAAAAGGTACATGGACTACTTGCAGAGCTTTCATGGTACGACAAGATGCTATTTGAAACATTTATGGAAGGCAACCATACATACAGTTCACTTAGTCGAGAAACAGGAATACCCCGCACATCGATTAGTCTTACAATTAACCGAGTACGCGACTACATAAAATCAAATCTTTATACTTAAAAACAAAAATAACACCAAAAAACATGTTTAAATTCTATCGCAATGGTAAGGAAATTACCGCACCAAGACGTATCAAATGGTTCTTCGCAGGAAAACCGGACTCTATTTTCGAATCAGATCCAGAAAAGTTACAAACCAATGCTAACTTCTGGAGAAAGAAACTCGAAGTAGCTCAAGATGCAGAGATCGTATTCGTACAAACTGACGAATGGACAATGGATCTACCAAAAATAACACCAATCTTAGAAGATGAATGCACTACAACTGCTACAACCACTACTAATAAGCCTGATAGTGGCATTGACAACGACGGGACTGATAGCGAATTCAGTGTATCAGAAGACGCTGACGCTACTGTCTATACTGCTAAACCTAAAGCTAAACGAAAAGCCTCTAAATTGCCCGACTTGTCTCAGCAGTTGGACGGCCTTGATAGTCCTGACGCTGAATAATTATAGTATATTAGTATCAATCCCATTCATGTTTATTGCAGGATATTTGGGAGAATTCTTTTGGAAAAAATTAACAGAATGATATACTATATTTACCATATCCCAGGAATTAAAATAGGTTGCACTAATAATATTGATATTAGAATGATTCAACAGAATTTTAATTCCTGGGAAATATTGGAAGAGCATACTGATATTTATTTAGCATCAGATAGAGAACAGGAATTGCAAAGACAATACGGGTATGCAGTAGATAAGGTTCCTTATTGGAAAATATGTAATTACAATAAATCATCTGGCGGTAAAGTATCTATTACTCAATTAATAAATCACCCTAATAGAAAAGCCCGATGTATTAAAGGCGGTAAATCTGGAGTTGGTGGTAAAATAGGAGGTAAAACCGCTGGAACCAATAGAGCTAAAGAGCTTGGGACTTGCAAATATTGTGGTAAAAGTGGTGCTCATTTAGGTTTAATACGATGGCATTACGAAAAATGTAAATATAAAAAACTAATAGAATAATGGAAATCGCAGAACAAGAACGACTAGATCTACTCGAGTTAGCCTCAATAATTCGCAGTAACCGCGCCACGTACACTAGTATAGAGCAAGATAAGCTGTATAGCCTATTCAACCGTATCTTCGCACAGAAGAAACAACCAAATGGCTGCCCATCATGTCTCCGAGCTACCCTTACCTCTCTTAAAAAAGCGCTACAGATAGTTGAAAGAATTTAAGATCTTAGAGCCGTATGCGCCACTATTCTGGTCAAGTAAGACTTACTATCTAATCTCTGGAGGTCGAGCATCAGGAAAGTCAACGCAGTCGGCCGCATACTTCTTAATGAAATTAATGGGAGATGACTTCTTTAGAGGAGTTGTTTCTCGTTATACTCAACGTAGTATCAAGTCGTCAATCTATAGAGATATCCTAGACTTAGCAGAGCAATGGGGCCTCAAACCTTTTATTAAACTAGATGGAGACGAGATCCATAATCTTAAAAATGGTAACATGATTATAACCCATGCCATGAGATTAGCAGATGGATCTATGTCAGCAAAAGGTAAAGGTTTATCAAAGGTGACCCATCTCTTAATAGATGAAGCAACAGAGTTACCATCAGAAGAAGAGTTTATTAAATTAAACGACTCATTCAGAACTCCTGGTGTAGACCGTAAGATCCTAATCCTATTTAACCCTACTACAACTCGTCATTGGATACATAAGCGTTTCTATATCGATGGCAAACCTAATCCAAAATGGTCTAGGGATCACGAGTTTATCCATACCACATATCATATCAACGAGCATAACTTGGATCCCAGAAAGATCATGGAATGGGAAGGTATGAAGTCCCAAGATCCAGAATATTATAGTCACCATATCATGGGCGAATGGAATGATGGTGTAATGGGCCGTATCTTTAAAGAATGGAAGTTTGATTATAACCCTGACCCAGAAGCCAAGGTTATCTATGGAGTCGATTTCGGATTCTCTTCTGACCCTACAACAATAGTAGAAGTCAAGAAACACGGTAGACACTTATGGTTAAAGGAACTACTATACGAGACTGGCTTAACCAATGATGATCTAAGTAGTATCATGACTAACCTAGGAATCTCCAAGACTGCAAGGATAATCGCAGATTCTGCTGAACCCAAATCCATAGAGACCCTAAGGCGGTTAGGTTGGAGGAATATCACAGGAGCTTCCAAAGGTCCCGACT